CTCGGCCACCACCAACGGCGCCAGCATCCCCGATATCACCGAGCAGGTCCAGCAGCTACTGGACGCCACCGACGCGGAGAAGTGGAAGAACCGGGCCCGCACGGTCGCCCGCACGGAGGTGGTCGGCGCCTACAACGGTGGCCTGTACGACGCATTCGCGATGGTTGTCGAATCCGACCCGGAGGCATCCTGGATGAAGCGGTGGCTGGCTACCGAAGACCACCGCACTCGTCCCGACCATGTGAAGGCCGACGGGCAGACCGTCCCCTGGGGGCAGCACTTCGATGTGGGCGGGTTCGCGATGCTGTACCCGCACGACCCGGCCGGGCCTCCGCAGGAGGTCATCAACTGCCGGTGCACGATGCTGCTAGAGCCTGAGGGTGAGCCGACCAGCATGGAGAATCGCGGCTACAAGACCGTGACCGCTGCCGGGAAGCTCGGAGACACAAGATCGAAAACGAAGGGAGACGCCGTGTACGAGCCGTTCGTCGACCCCGACGCCTCCTACGATGTCACCAAGTGGCCCCCGCGGAAGCCAGCCCCCACCACCGTCAGCAAATGGTCCCCCAAAACGTCAGGGGCGACCGGTACCGTGCAGGATGACGGACCGGTAAAGGAGTAGCAGGTGACGACGCTCGGGGAGCACTACCGCGACGGCCACACCGCCTGCTCGCTGACCGCCTGCCTCAACCCGCTGCACCCAGGCCCCTGCAAAGGATGGAAGGGCCACGGGGAGGAAGCCTTCGACAAGGTCACCCGGCAGGCGAAGAAGGGCATCCGCGCCTACAACACCGCCAAGGGCGCCAAGGGCTCCAAGCGGTCCCACCGCGCTGCCATGCTTTCCTACGTCAACGGCTCCGGCCCCATCAACCGCAGCCTGCGCGCCTCCAAGGGTGAAGGCTCCAACGACCCACGCATCGTCGCCGAGATCAAGGCCATGGACGACGCCATGGCCCAGTCGAAGCTGGACAAGCCCATCCAGGTGCAACGCGCGATCAGCCCGTCCGCGTTCGGCGGCAAGGACACCAACATCGACCTGACCGGCGCCGAGTACACCGACCACGCGTTCGGATCCACCGGCACCGACCTGTCGCTGATCCTCAAGCACTTCCACACCACCACCTCCGGCAAGCGGCCCCTGATCGCCGACATCACCGTCCCGGCTGGGACCGGCGCCATCCGGGTACCGCCCGGCCAGTGGGGCGACGAGAAAGAAATCCTCCTCGACCGGGGCGCCCATTTCCGGGTCGTCAAGGACCACGGCTACCTGGACACCCCGCAGGGCCGGTTCCGGCACGTCCAGCTGGAAGTGGTACCCGGCAGCAAGCCGAAGGTGAAGCAGGTCGATCTGGGCGACAAGAACCAGAACCACCGCAACACCCCAGCCTCGCAGACCGCGTCCGCCCGGATGACCCTCGCTACGCTCACCCAGGACGCCGACTGCACGTTCTGCATGCAGACCCACAAGCCGGGCCTGTGCAAGGGGCAGAAGCGCGGCCAGACCGAGCCGGGGCAGCAGGACGCCACCAAGGCCAACCCCGTCCAGAAGGCGCAGGTCGCCGTCAAGGGACTCGGTACGGCAATCGCGCAGGCGCAGGCCGTCGCGCAGGCGAACGCCGTGCAGAACCCGAAGCTCGCGGCCATGGCTCGCCGCGCGGTCGCCGGGTATCAGAAGGCGCTCGGCAAGCACCAGCAGACACTCCAGGACGCTGCACGTACCAATGCACGTGCGAAAGCGCAGGGCAGCCGGGACACCCGCGAACAGGACACTCTCGACAAGCGGGCTCAGCGACACAAGGACGCCCTGGGCAAGCGCGCCGATGCGATCCTCAACCGGCGCGCGGAAAAGGCGAAGCTGGCGAAGATGTCCCCGAAGCAGCGTGCCGCCTACCACAAGGCCAAGGCCGCCAGGGCTGCCGCGAAGAGGAAGGCCGCCGAGAACAAGACACTCAAGGACGCCGGACGCGCGTAGCCTGGTGTCCATGCTGAGACGACGCATCGTCACCGGCGACGAGCAAGACGTTCACACTGGCTGGCGCCGCTGGTACACCCGCTACCAACGGGCAGGGGTGGCCAAGGAAGTCAAGACTGCCACCAACCGGCGGGAACGCAACGAAGCCCGCCAATCCATGCGCGAAGGCCGGTACGACGCTCTGTGAAAGCGTAGGGTGGGCCCTTTCGCCCCTGACGGAGGAGAACCCTTGATGGAACCGACCATGGACTTCAGCGACGCGCTCGCCGCTCTCAAGGACGGCGAGCGGGTCGCCCGTGAAGGCTGGAACGGCAGGGACATGTACGTCGAAATGCAGGAGCCGGACGAGCAGTCGAAGATGCGGCGCCCGTACCTGTACATGAGCCCGGCCGACGGCGAGCTGGTGCCGTGGGTGGCGTCGCAGACCGATCTGCTCGCCGAGGACTGGTACGTCATCCCGGTCGAGTGAAAGCCCGCCGCCTCCGCCAGTTTCATGCCGTCGCCACGATCGTCTGGCTGATCCTGGTCGTCCCGTCGGTGCTGTGGTGGAAAGACTCGATCCTGTGGGTCATCCTCATGTCCGCCTGGGCGAACGTTGCCGGGCACTTCGGTGCCTGGCAGGGGGCCCGCGCGGAGGAGGCAGTCAACGGGGACAGCAGAACGGCCGACAACCTGTGAGGGATTGTCGGCCGTTCTGCTGGGCATTACCAGGTCTAGCAGGAACCGGCGTTACCCGGCAGGGTCGCCACACCGGAGACGAACTTGTAGCCACGCTCCCCGAAGTAGAAACTCCTGGTCGTGGTACCCGAGGTCCACGCGGTGTTGACCACGCCGGTATCGGTCGGGGTGCCCAGCGTGAAGCTGGTGGTGATGGGCCCCGGCGCGGTGTTCACCAGTGAGAGGGACGCGATGTACGCCGCCCCGGCGCCCGGCACGGTGGCGTTACCGCTGTCACCGCACGGCTTGTCGTTCGACGTTCCGGGATTGTTGGCACCGTTGTACCAGTACTCCCCCTGCGCGCCGAAGAAGATGCCGTGGTCGAATCCCGCATCGAACGCGTTCGGGTCGAAGCAGCCGACGTTGACGCTGTTGTAGTACACGAACCAGCCCGCCGAGAACGTCCCGCACGATCCAGCCGAGTAGTACGCGCTGATCGCCTTGGGCGTGCCGATGTCCGAGGTGAGGGCGGCTCCGACGTTCAGGCTGTTGCTGCCGTTGTCGTGCCAGTTGTTGCCCCCGGTGTAGCAGTTGGTGCCGCTGCCGGAGATGTTGCCGTTCTGGAACGCGCACGCGAAGAAGTGCGGCTCGGAGTCGCCGTACACGTCGTACGCGACAACCCAGCCGACCTCGACCGCGTTGTCCAGGGCGCCGGTCGAGTCCATGACAGTGATGGACGCCAGCGAGTGGTCACGGTGCCCGTTGTAGACCGTGGTGGGCACGTACGGCTTGCTGATCAGGAAGGTGGCGCCGAGCCCACCGGCGGTGTTACCACCGCTGAGGGTCTGGCTGGCGCTGCCGTAGTAGTAGCCGGAGCCGTTGAACCCGGCATGGGCGGGAGCAGCGACGCCCACGATGCCCGCCAGCGCGACGATCGCCGCGATAGCGAGGCGCTTGAACATGGTCATCCAAGTCTCCTTCTGTTGTTTCCTGGATGTAGGCTGAGTCTACCAGAGTGTCAGCTGTGAAGATACAGACCGAAGGGTGGACTCGATGGCGGCGTTCCGCAGGTCCATGATCGAAAACGATGCGTATGCTTCCGGGCATGGATCTTAAGGGGCTGCTCCAGGGCGCTATCGAGGTCAAGTCGTCGCCGCCCAAGAACTTCTTCAATCCCAAGGCGCTCGAAGTGGTCATCAAGGTCAACACCGACAAGATCTTGGTCAACGCCATCGTTGCCTCGCTGGAAATCCGGTCCGCCCCCGTACTCGGCGCACCCTCCGCTGTCATGGCCGCCTGCACCGGATGGATCCACCAGGACGACGACGCCCACGACACCTGCGCCCTGACCGCCTGCCTCAACCCGCTGCACCCAGGCCCCTGCAAAGGGTGGAAGGGAAACCTCTTCAAGGTCGCGCCCAACGCCTACCACGCCCTCGAAGCCGCCCGGGTCGAGAAAGCCAACGCGAACCGGCTGAAGAAGATCCAGGCGCTCAAGGACGCCGGGAAGCCCATCCCGAAGAAGCTGCTCCAGCCGATCGTTGCGAAGCCGCACCCGCACGCCGGGAAGACCGCCTACGCCGCCACCGGAGAAGCCCATGCCGCCGGTAAGGCCGTCTCCGACGCCGCCGGGGTGCACACCTCGGAGCCGGGGAAGGTGACGCTCGGCCAGGCCATCAAGCAGATCGTGCCGTCCGACGCCACCGCCGAGAAGGGCCCGAAGGGCAAGAAGCCGACGGTTGCCTCTAAGGGCATCGCCGCTGTCATCGCGCAGGAGAAGGTCACCCCGCAGTACAAGCTCGACAAGGCCAGCAAGATCACGCCAGAGCAGTGGGCCGCCCTGTCTCACGACGAGAAGGCGATCATCCGGGGCGAGCTGACGAAGATCCAGACCGAGGGGTTCGGGCCGCAGCAGAAGAAGGCCACCGAACTGCTGGACAAGCTCACCGCCGAGAAGCCGCCCAAGATCGGCGAGCTGACCCCCGGCACTCCCGGCACGATCACCACCCCGTCCGGCAAGACGTACCAGAAGCTCGAAGCGGCCAAGCCGCAGCAGCCGAAGCCCGACGCCGAGAAGACGGTCAAGGAAGCCAAGGCTGACGGCACCCTGGCCAAGGCGCAGGCCGAGGTCGCCAAGGCCGCCGCGGAGGCGGGCCCGCCGAAGGT